ACTGCTCTCACTACGAATAACAGCGTTTGCCTCAAGCGCAATGTCTGAAGTAGAGTTGGCACTTGCTGGTCGATTGAGCCATAAGGTTGGGAATCCAGCAGTTCCTGCATCAGCTGCTTTAATTTCTAAATGAGCTGCAGGGCTGGCACTTCCAATCCCAACATTGCCCGAGCTGTCAATGCGCATGCGCTCGGTTGCTGATCCAGCAGCTGCAGTGTGGAACTGCAATGCACCGTCGTCTTTGTTTGTTGTATCAGTACCAGTGCCACCGATAATCCGAGCAACCTGGGCGCCATTCCAGTTGAAGTCCAGAATACCTAGTGCAGCGTCAGCGCCAGATCTATTAGCATGAAAATCAATCTTGCCAAAAACATTACTGGAGCTTGAAAGTCGAATGCCTTCGTTGTTGGAATCTATTGCTATGTCTAAGTTGTTTGCAGGGCTTATTACTCCAATCCCAACATTCCCCGAGCTGTCGATTCGAACGTTGCCGCCGACGTCCACTGACTGATTAAACGTCCAGCAATCAGTGCTGTTCACCCAAGTAATCGTTTTATCGGTTGCACCCTTCAGCGTGATTCCGCCGCCATCAGCAGTCGTGTCAGTCGGTGTGCTGACCTTGCCAATTTCAATGTTCTTGTCTTCAACAACCAGCGTCGTTGTATCAATCGTGGTGGTCGTACCGTTGACCGTAAAGTTGCCCGGAATCGTTACCCCGCTATTTTCAACCAATATCCGTTGTGATCCACCAGTCGAAATCGCGACTTGATCAGCTGCAGGGTGATAAATACCTGTATTGCTGTCGCCTGCAAACGCAATTGAAGGACTAGCCGCTGACCCTACTGGTGCGTTGCCCAACAAGCTTGTGACGCTGACCTTTTTTGTCAGATCGTTAGTGACGTCAACGACCGGCATGACATCCGTGCCAATCGGAGTCGTGTAAGCGACTAAATCGGCAATCTTTACGTCAGCCATAGCTCAGCCGTGCAGTAAACAGATTTTAGCCCTGCATCATGTCTTGATACAGGCCAGCAATGCGATGTTGCGGGGTCGTGTTTCCGTGCCACCGTCATTGCTGATTGAAATTCCTGTAGTAGCACTCGATGTGCCAGAAGTGGTAGTACCCATGAGGTGAGTGCCTTGCCCTGGAGCGGGCTGACCACCAACAGTAATATTTCCACCGTCTTTGATCATGGTCTTGTTAAAGCCATGACTGTGCCCAGAATCACTCGTTGAGTGATTGTGCTGTTTGTTTTGGTCTCCCTGAGCACTGCCTAACGCTCGACCGCTGTCGATGCCTCGTCCATCGTCCAAGCCACGCAAAAATTCACCACGCAAATCCGGAACATTAAAAGTCGTTGAACCGTTGCCAGCTCCATAAGTCGTTCCAATTGCGGTGAACAACGTCGCAAATGTTGTACGACTAATCGCCGCACCATCAGCCTTTACATAGCCAGCAGGAGCCGTTGTTCTTGCTGAGTAAATAATCGTCCCAGCAGGAGTTTGATCAGTAACCGCTGGTATCGCTGCAATCTGATCGTCAACATATTTTTTGTTTGACGCCATATTGTTGGTGCTTGGAGCACCAGCTAACGTCAAGTTGCCAGTCATCGTCCCACCGGCCAACGCCAAGTAAGTAGAGGCTGCAGTAGTTATTTGCAGGTACTTGGCTGCAGCAGCAGTGTCTGTAATTCCTTGCGGGTCAACACGCACAAACGCAGACCCATCAAAAACCTTCAGCTCGTCAGGCGTTTGGCTCGTGTCAAGCCATAGCTGCCCCAAGGCATTAGTTGTTGGAGCGCTGCTGCCAGGGTTGGTTGCAATGCTTCCAGCACTAGTGCCAATGTCTGCCGGATGAAAGCTAATTTCAACAAAAGTAGCGCCGTTGTAAACAAATAATTTGGGCGGGTTTGTTGAGGTGTTGACCCAAAGTTGACCTGTGTACGGGGTGCCAGGAGTGCTCGTTCCAACCGACAAACCCAGTGTTGTCAACGCAAGACCAAGATTGCCTGCTGTGATTTTGCGCGTTTCACTTGCGCTAATACTGCTAAACGGAATGATGTCAGAACTGGCCAGCGTTGTAGCTGCTGGGAGCTGCGAAATGCGTGCGTCAGCCATCAGTAACCAATCACAGTGATGTCAACAAGGCCAGTGACTCCGGTGCCAGCGGAGTTCAGACACTTAATGGTAACGGAACTCGTGCTTTTGGCCGTCACAACAGCAGTTACAGCAGTTGAGGGGCTTCCTCCAGTCTGCAAAGCAGTGATTGAGACACTCGCAACTGCCCTAAATGTCTTGGATAGAGATACCGCCGTTCCTGACGCCGCAATGACAACGTCATTCTGCTTTTCAATAACGTCTGGATAGTCCAGCTGTGCAGTCAATGCACTGATGTTGCCTGCAGTTACGCCACCATCTGGACTTTTAAAGCGGGTCTCAACGCGGTAAACATCACCGAGCAGTTTTTCAAACGGTGCGTACGGATGCAAAATACCTCCATTCGCAAGCTCTGTCGCGCTGTAAAAACGCTGCTCACCAATCAGTTTGTCTCCATCTTCTTTCAGCAGATTAAAATCATCTTCTTTTGTAATTTCAGTTGCTTGGCCAGTCAGAGCAACTAACGAATGGGAGTAGGTGGCAGTCGATGTAGTGCTAAACAGCAGAGCACTTTGTAAGTTGTTGTTGTCAAAATTCCAGGTAAATATACTGTCCAGTCCAGCGTCTGTTTGAACTAGGCTGCCGCCTACCACAGAGCAGTTGTCATAATCCCCAGGCCAATTATTGCTCGGTGCGTTTTTAGCATCAATTGACTGGACTGCATTGCTGACCGGCGGAGCCCCAATGTTTACAAGTACAAAGGCTGGAACATCAGCTCGCCATTGAGTTGCATCAACTGATTTGACCATGACAACAAAGCTGTCAGTGTCAAACAACGCTGTCTCAAACCATTGCTGCTGCGCTGGTAAGCCACCAGACGCCAGTTCAATGCCTGCGCCCCAGGTCGCTTGCGTGTCTAGACGTGTTTTTAACCCAGACGGAGCGGATACGCTGTAAGTACCGGTTGCAGTGCCAGTAAAATTGATTGCAGCGCCTCCACTTGTTGCCGCAAGCTTGAAAGCTGTACTGGTAAATCCATCATTAGCCACAAAATAAGTTGTTCCTGCTGTCACACCAGTGGGTAGTGATCCGGCAGAAGCGGCAAAAACTATTTCGTCGCCCTTGCTGAGCAAATGTTGGTTGCCTATCGCCCCAATAACTGTGCCTGTGTTTATCGTGACAAGATCGGTAGCAACATCAAAGCTAATGTTGTTTAAGGCAAGCGTTCCCTTTTTGTACCTGACCTCGTAACCAGTAATATCTGCAACTATGTTTTGATCCCAACTGCCATATTCAGTAAGCGGCAAAGACCAACTAAAACGCTTGCCGCTGCTGTCTTGGTTCTCAACAACACTAAAGTTGTTCGGGGTTGGCGGCGTAATCTCAGCCCGCTCCACAGCATCAAATATGTAATCAGTAGGATCTTCGCCAAAAATTGAGCTAGTAAAATTGACGCGCACGTCATAAGTGTCAGGCGCGTGAAATGCTTGCGTGTAATAACCAGTCAGCGGAATGTCCGCCAAAAAATACCAGCCTTCAGAATCAGGCGCTTTTACTCCTGGAATCTCTCCAGAACTTAGGCTGCGAGGATTTACCCAGCACCTGTAACCGCTAACCCTTTCCGGGATTGGGCAAGTGCCAGGGTTGACAATTAGAAGCTGTGTGCCATCAGGTTGATTTGCGTGCGTGAGCGTTGCTCCGAAAGCAGCATCACTTAAATCAGGTATTGCAGGAAATGCGTCTACGTTGTAATTGACGAAATTAGACTGGCTCCCAAGACGATTTACTGCAGCAACCCGGACTTGATAGCTATTGCCAAAAACATGAGACTGCAAAGGTATTTCGACTGTTGTCGCTTGGACCTGCACTTCGTTAGACCACTCAGTATCTCCTACTTTGCGCCACTGATAACGGTAACCTCTGACCAGCAAGTCAATTGAATTATTAAATTGTGGGGCACGCCAAGAAGCTTTAATAGACGTTTGACCATTTGAATACTCAAGGTCTGCATCAAGATTGGTAGGAGCCGTAACCGGGCGTATTGTAAAACGATCTTTGGGTATCGCTACAGGTAGATCATTATCAACAAAGCCGTACTTGCTTGCGTTGTACTGGATTGCCTCTACTTGATAAATAAGTGGCTCTGTCTCAGCGATAGAAATAATTCTGTAAGTGGCTGCTTGCATAGCGCTCCACTCCAACACCCACAGCGCTCCAACCTGTGAGGTAACAGAACTGTCAACCTCAAACCGAGTCGTGGTGCCGTCACTACTGATATAGCGAGCAATAAGGTTGTCAGAAGCCTGCGTCAGTAAATCGTCTGTTGTGCTTTGTTTTTCAATGTTGCCTTCTGTGATTTGAAACCCACTAGTGGCAGAATCAACAACATTCAAAACCTGCAGTTTTGGTTTAACACTGGTTGTGCCGTCGCTATGCGTAATTGTTTCTCCATCAGGGATAACAAGCGTCAACGTGTAAGCCGTTCCAGCGCTCAGCGTCAACACCGCATCCACGGTGACAAAGTTGCCATCAATTTCTCTAATGCGTCCGCCTAATCGTTGGCCCTGCTTGAGTGGATCGGCAATTTGAATGACTTCACCAACGCCAGCAGCTAGCCCTTCCGCGCCAATGCGGAAGCTAACCTTTTCGGTTTCGTATCTGTCGCTGAACAGCGTATGCTTGGCCGCTCGCAGCGCTTGGCCGCGTGATGTAACACCAATTAAACGAAGATCGACAGGGTTATAGCCAAGCTTTTCCAGCAGCTCATCATCCTGTTGATATTCAGTGACTGAGCTGTAGACCTGATTTGGGTCGTCCCAGTTAGCAAGCACAACAGTTTTGCGTGCTGCACGCGCAGAGCCTGTGTAGTTAAAGCAAGGCGAACCAATTTCACCATTTTCAGCAACGTCTTGAATGACGTTTGCCTCACTGAATTGCTGAACTGGGTCAGAAGCGCGATCTTGAGTTAGATATAACTCGCCCTCGCTGTAATAAATCAACCCACGAAAGCAAGATGCCAAAGCATTTAGTACGTTATAAACACTGCCAGGATTCTGCAGATACACATTGCAAGTGAACCTTGGCTCTGTGCCGCCAGATCCGTTAGGGACAAGCTGATCGCAATACTGACTAATCGTGTAAAGATACCAAGGGTCAATCGCGATTGAATTTATATAACGCTTTACGCCAAATCTTTCATTTAAAACAATGTCTCTAAATATCCAGGCAGGGTTATCAGTCCATGCCATCTGGAATGTTCCATCCCAGACCCCGGTGTAAACTCTTGTCGCTGCATTATAATTCGTTGGGACTTGCACCCTTTTGCCGCGCAGCTTTACCGAAACATCTGGGATCGTATTAAACTGCCTAGCATCTACTTTTAAGCCAACCAAGGCTGTATTTGGGTAGGCAAATTTTTCATCTACGATTTCGACATAACTTTGCCAAACGATCCCGTTTTGGATAAATGATGAGGTGCTGTCAGCCGTAATTCTTGTGAGCCTTAGTACCCATGGCCCTGTCCCAGGCAAATCAAACTCATAAGCGCGTTGAAACTCAGAGTTGGATTTACCAGTTACTGTTGCTGTCTTGACAGTAGTAAACGCTCCGCCGTTTGAATTGACCTCAATTTTATATTCAACGGTGGTTCCGCTTATGTCGCCATTCTCTGGGTTTTGACTTTGCAGCACCGAGTGAGTAACGATTATCCTTGCCCTTTCTGTATCGGTATCAGTAATAGACCTCGTAATTGGTCCAACAGCAGTCGTTACCGCAACATTGACACCGACGGTATTCTCAACTTGACTAAACCCGCTCATTGGAGTTTGAGTTACGTCATCTCCATCCCTGGAGTCGAGCGTAAAACCTTCAAAATTTGCCGTGTTGTCTGGGTTGCGGATTGGGACGCCGTCAAGATAAACATCCTTTTCAATGCCATTGGGAAAACCTTCTACTTCCCCCTCAGACAACGCATAGACAGTTTTGGCAAATGCAACCGAAAAAAGATTATTAGCTTCTTCTACAGGTTGCCTACTCTCTGGCTGGACAACATTGGTTTGAACAACCTTTTGCGGCCTGGACCTACCACCACCTGCTCCGCTGACTTCAGGCGCTGAATCAAAAACAAGATCGTCCATCACAAGTAGTTCTGCAGCTCAAGGCCGAACGAAAGGACTGGCAGCGATCCAATAATACGTTCGCCGTAAAGCACAGGCACCACTTCGCCTTGCGCCGTATTGGCATTTGACTTGTCGAAAGTGAATGAATTCAGTTGCTCAACTTGATTTCTGCCTGACGAAACACCACCTGTTTTTACATTTGGCATCTTGGGCGTTGGCGTCAGAAGCTCTGCTACGCCGCCAAAAACCATTGAAAGGCCGATTGTTGCGGCTACTGAAACAACTTGCCCCCCGATGGAAAAACCAAGAGCAGCGGCTAAAGGTGCCCCTGGTAGAAGCAAAACCGCAACCGCCACTAACGCAACACCAGCCACAATCTTGCCAGTTGCGCCACGACCTACAGGCACTGGCGCAAGCACTAGCCGTTGGCTAATCGGCCACAACAGTTGCTCCTCGTCAATGCCTTCTGGCGAGTGGTCAGTGATCACCTTCCAAGCAACACCCTTGTCGCCCGACTCCAGCAGATATTCCCGCAAGCCTGGCAACTGCAGCATCAGCGCTCGCAAACCCTCAGCGGGTGTTTTGATGGCCAGCTGAAACTTGCGGCCAAATCGGCGTCCAGCCTCACCAATCAGTCGGATCGTGACCATCAGCTAACCCGACGAACAACCATGGCCGTATTATCGCGGAAATAACCGCTGTAGGACATCACCTCAGACTTCCGCCCCACCAGATGCTGGTAAATCTGGTTCGCTGCTGCGTCCTCCAACACTGCAACGTGATTGCAAACGTGGTCGTTCTTAATCTTCATCAAGAACACGTCGCCCCGTTGCAACGCCACTGTCGGAGGCACGCGCACAAAGCCCTCTGCCGCAAAATTGTCCTCAAAATGCGTGAACCCACGCTGCTTCCACTCTCCTTCGTACAGGCGCTCGTAGTCGCCCATGTCAACGCCCATTTCTTGCTTGTACCAGTCACGCACAGCTGAATAGCAGTCATACCCGCCATACATCCATGGACGCCCCAGCAACCCTGCTGACTGGCTGGGGTCAAAGTAAAAATGCTCCGTGCCCGCGCAGTTGAAAATTGCGTAAGGCAAATTCAACGCCTTTGATGCGTTGATGTCCGCAAAGCTCACATCGGCATAGTCAATGTGACTGTGCCAAGACGCAGCAGCATCATCCAAATACAAAGCCGCTTCTTCCGCGCTGATCTTAAAAGTATTCTCTTCGGTAGAGGTGTTGGTGCATTCGACGACTGTGCCGTCTTTCATGACAAACCCGCACGCTTCAACCGGATGAGCCGCTTCTGCAAATGCTCGAACAGCAGCCTGCTGCTCTGACGTACTGGGGTTAGAAAAGTTTGAAAGCATAGTTAGCCGACAGAATCGATCAGCCCAGGAAAGCCGCCAAATGGCAATCTAGAGGTGCTGCCAAAACGCAACCGACAACTGCTTAAACGCTTACCGCAAACGTCATTTCCAGCCGTGGTGGCTTGATCATTGACATCAAAAAAGCTGCTGCCTGAGTAATGGCATC